AGAACTGGGGGTGTATTGGTGGAACAAAGCCACACAATAACGGACGCTATAGGCAAAAAGAAAATTACAATGTGCTTGAAAAAGTCCTTGTCTTCTTGTTCGAGTTCGTGCCATTCGGCTCTTAAATTATTAAGCGTTTTCATCTTTTCTATTTTCGTGTTTAATTAAACTGATTAAAGTAACAGCAGTATTCCACCTAGCGCGTGCTAGTTTAGTAGCTTCGTAGTCTGCGCCGTAAACAAGTTCTGCATTTTTTAAAGCTTCCCATAGCTTGTCTGCTTCTTGGTCTAGCATTGTAATAATTTCGTTTGTTTTCATAGTTCTTAATTGTTTATTGAAATAATGTTTTCTGATGCGATACATTTACCTTGTGGCCTTCCTTCCATTTCTACTAATATATCTCCACTACTTAAAGTCATTAATAACGGACAAGTAATAATAGTGTACTTTAAACCGTCAGAAGTCATTTGGTAGAATTTAAAAGTTGCAGTTTTCATAGTGTTTTGTTTTATTGTTGTGCCTTATTGACCTTACAAAGATATATACAAATATCAACCTACCAAACTTTTTAACAAATTTTTTTAACATTTTTTTTATTTCCTAGTATTTACGGGGCGTACAGACGCAAAATATTTTTCGCTATATTACATTATTGTAGTGTATAGGTGGCAGAATTTGCCACTTTATGTATAGTGAAATGTAAAATTTATACGTGATAAGATATAAAAAACGGAAAAACGACCCATTTATATGTTATAGCATACAAAAAAGCCACCCCGAAAGGTGGCCTTAAACTATGAAACGTAGACAAATTTACGTAAAAAAGTATTCGTTTATGCTTTTGCGGTGCTTGTCGTAGTTAAAATGTACAAAGCCCGACCTACCTAGCTGAAAGTTCATAGCCACCCAGTTACTAGACGGGCTAAAAGCTGGGTAATTGTAGTACTTGAACACGTCACTACTTGCGCTGTCAAATAAATATAAGTGGCTGTCGCCTTTTTCAAACGTAATATCGTAGCCTTTGTTAAGTAATTGCTTCGTATTTAGGTAGCCTAGTATTCTATTAATCTGGTTCGGGTCTATTTTTGGCTTAAATCCATTCTTTAAATTGTGCGTGTCTTTTCCGTGTGTAGTTACAAAGCAATAGTTACCTATTATTTCGTAGTCTATAAACGCTGTTTGGTTAGTTGCACGGACATTTTTTAAGTCGCGTTCTACATAAGTCTTGAAGAACTGGTTAACAAAGTACGAAAAGTCCCCGCTATGGTTGTCGTTACAAATGTTTCGTATTTCTATAGTCTTATAATGAGGCGCAAGGGCTTGAACTAGACCAACTTTAAACTGAAAGCCAACGTCAAACGCTTTCTGGTTGCTCATATTTTGCGGCAAGGCGTGGCCACCCCTAGTAGTTTGCCCATTAAACCCGTCTAGATAGTCGCCTAAATCTAATATATAAAGCGTGTCGCTGTTCTGTTTTTCTAGCGTGTAGCTTACCATTTGTTCTAGACGCTCAAATAGTATTATTTCGTTCCATTCTGTGGCGTACATATTACGCCCTTTGTCGCTAGTGTCCATTCCTATATGCACGTCTGTAAAAACTAGCTTATCAAATAGCCCGTTATGGCTTCGTTTTTTTATAGGTTGTATTTCTAGCTTTGGCGCGTTTTCAATTAGTGCCTTAAAGTCTACGTCTTTAACGTCAAAGTTGCTACCGAAAGACGGGTTCTTAAAGAAAAGGCTGGCATCATTTGTTTTGAGCCAGCCGTGCTTTACGTCTTTGTCGTCTAGTCCTAGTTCGTTAGACTTATTTTTAATAGCCCTATATTGTGCTACTATTTCAAATTCTTCACGCGTAATGCGTGGCCTAAATTTACTCATATAGTGTATTTAGAAAACTTAAGAAGCCACTTTGTAATAAAGCCAGCCCCAAAGCCTATAACAAACAGCCATAAGTTCGGCTTTTTATTCTTATTCTTTTCAGTTTTATACTTTACGACCTCAACTTTTTCTATCAATTTAAGCGTGTCGCGTTTCAGTCTGTACTCTATTCGTGTTTCTAGTCGCGTTTTAGGCACGAAAGAACGCTTGTGACGAATGATTGTATCTTTCTGGACTATTACCCTTTCCCAAGCTATAGAGTCCCTTAAAACGTACGGAATTGAGTCAATAGAATTTATCGTAATAGTGTCGGCTATAGTGTCGCATCTGTAACCCTTCTTAATTGCTTTACGAACGTGGTAATTTGCGCTACAACTTGTCACAATTATTGCCAAAATTAGTGACAAAACAAGGGTGTAGCCTTTAAATTTAATTTTTTTCATAAGGGTATAGCTTTAAAATTCGTGAATAAGGCAATAAGATACTAACTTTTCACGCTTTAATAGCCCTATCATTACCTTGTAGTTAGGTATATTGTTGACTACTTGACAGCCAGCGGACCACCAGCCGACGTTAGTGCCAGACATTTTAGTTAAGTCGTACGTGTTTGGGTGGAAATTAATACCGAAATAGCCTTCTTGAAGTTTACCTTGTTCTTCTGACTTGTCGTCTTTGTCTGTGTCCCTATAGACCTTTACTTTATTTCCTAGCTGTAAAAGCGCTTCTACTTTGCCGTTATGTTTTCCGTATTTCCATACGTTGTAATACCACTCGTCAGCTTTAAGCACAGCCGCTCCGTCTTTATTTATCTTTTCGAACTGGCGTAGCGTAGGAGTTCCAGCGTTGGTAGTCGCAGAAGTTACTAGAACAAAGTCTTCGTTTTTAAACAAGTAAATCTTGTCGTCAAAGCGGTTGGGTAAGTCGTCTAAAGAACGGACACCTAATAACCAATAGCCAGACGGAATACTTTTAAAAGACGAAAGGCTCTTAACTTTTTCTAGCAGTTCTTTGTCTGTGTAGGGTCTTACCATTTGTCCAGTTTTTTGTCCGTTTTACTGGACACATTAAGTGTTTTACACCTTAATTAAGTAAATAACCCCGCCAACTTTAGACGGGGGCTTTTCGGTTCAATCGGTTTACTCAACCAATAACTTGCACCGTCAGTTATTTTAAGTCTTCTAATTGCTCTTTGCTACGACGTACAAACTTTAGGAACTTGTCCCAAACGTTTACACCAGTAACAGAAAAATAGCTTTCGTTTATGCTTTTGATTTCTGTAAAAACACAGAAGAAAGTAAACATTTTCGTTAACACTAAATCAATGGCAATAAAGTGGCCTAGAATGTCAGCGACTACGTACTTTTCTAAAAGGAATATAAATACAATAGCGCCAGAATAAAGAAGGCTTTTGCTAATTGTATGGCTCAAACGTCTAGAACGTATAGAAGTCCAGCCAGACTTTTTAACACTTCGCCAGATACCGAAACACGTATCTAAAATAATAGCTAAAACAGCAATAAAAACTAGCGGCTTAACTGGCGCCAGAATAGATAGTAACGCAAATATAAAAGCTTGTAGTTTTGTACTCATTAGAAAACCATTATAGCGTTATTATAACCGTTGTCGTTATAGCGCTGGCCACAACGCCCGTAACAAGTACCTACGCAGTCGCAAGCTTCAATCTGTGGGCGTAAATCTGTGTCGCGGTTTTCTTTACTAGTAAATAACGGGAATAGGTTTTTATTAGCTAGCAACCATTTAATTAAACGGGCCTCAAAGAAACTAGCTTTTTGTGCGTAGTGTTCCATTCCGAACGCTACTTCTGCACGGCTAACGCTACCAGAGTAGTCGCCGAACTGCGTCTGTAGACCTTTGTTTTTAAGTTGGTAAGATAACCCAAATACCGCGTCTTCTGCCGAACGCCACGCCACAACGGGCTGAATGAATTTAACTAGGTCTTCTTCGTCGTTAGTTAGCGTCTGTGTATTGTAGGCGTCTAGCATATAGTTATAGAAGACAGAACCTAGAATAGGTTGCACGCGTAAGTCGGACTGCGTTTTAATGTACGGCGTTACGTCTGTTACGTCTACGTTTGCAGTAATAGGCGTGTTCGTTTTTAAGTAGGTTTCAGTTATAAAGTAAATCATTGTGCGGGCGTGTTTAAAGGTGGTAAACTAGCCAAAGCGCGTAACTCGTTAGGTGTCATTTGCTCAATAACTTTTTGCGCTATACTAGCTTCTAAACTATTCAAGGCATCTACTACCTTTAAAATTTTCTCGTCGCGTTCTACAATAGCGTCGTTAATGATTTGGAAATTACGAATATTAAATTCTGCGCTTAAACGGCAAATATTTAGCAATTCTTGGAAAATTTCTGTTACTTGTTCACGTAAAGGAATTACAACGTTCTTTTCAAAGATAATGTATGCTTGTTTAATGTCCGAACCATTACCCAAAGAACCCGCTGTACGAACTCCTAATAAGATAGGGTCGATAGTATGGGCAAAACAAATTTGTTCTGTGTTTAAGCCGCTAGCTTCTTGAAAAAGTTTGTCGTTTTGGTTCGTTGGTATGCTTTCAATCTTTGGTAACTGGTCTTGACTATTTGCAAAAAATGCAACACCTTTACCAGCGTTAGCCGCGCCTTTCATTCTGTCGATAGTGTCGCGCAGTACTTTCTTTTCTTCTTCGCTTTGTGGGCGTTTAGGGAAAAGCATAGCAAAAGACGGAAAAATAGAGTTCTGAATGTTCGACTTTGCAAAGTAGGAAAGTTCGCCAGACAAGAAAGCAAAGTTTAACGCACTTGAATATTGCGGTAAAGGGTAATAATCTTG